ATACCTTGAAAACCCAAAGGCTCATCATAGACCCCTTTCTTGCATTTCTTGCGAGAACATTTCTAATGCTTGTGCTTTTTCTGCATCAAACCGTTCAACAAGATTTTCACGCAACCAACTAGGATTACCTTCATAGTTCCATGGATGCAACTTTCGCTGTTCATATGCACCATTAATTAAATCCCAATCGAATTTAATGTCGTTTACATAAGATAAGTTCCAATCAGGCTCCCAACCCGGAACATATTGCATTGCCTCTTTAAAAAGATTAACAACTTCACCGGGACCATATTGAACGGCCGCAGAAAATACAACATCACGCAATGCTCGGCTATGGATATTAACATCAAATAATTGATTGGCTAATTCACTACATGCCACATCATAATAAGCATATTTGATGTAGTCATGCTGCATTGCCATAAATCCATTAGGGTCTATGGTTCCCAATTCTTGCCATTTGTTAATGAATTCATCGGAATTGATAGGACCTGCACTTTGAAGGGCTCTTGCATAATCTTTGTAAAACCCATCTTCTTGACGCAAGCCCCAACCAAGAAACGCATCTACACTTCCGCAATTACTTGCTAACTGATAAGCACCATACGAAATTCCCCCAAAGTCCCCCTCACCTGTAGATACAATAGCTGGGTCTCCATTGCTTTCATACGCAGCACTTAATTTTCCTAGTTCCATTTGTTTTGCTCCTTCCTATTTGATTCACGTCCTCCTAAATAACCAACGAGTCCGGAGGAAATGCTCATGGCCAATTCGTTATAACCATAAAGGACGGCCATTATATTGACCGCCCCTAAGACGAGGATTGTTAACACCTCACGAATACTAATTTTTTCAATCATTTAATCGCATCCTTTATTGATTTTACGAACGCTATCAACTCTTTAACCAAACTCATCGCACGTTTAAACCATGCACTTTCTACAAATTCAAGTTCTATCATGTTTTCTACGATAGATGCTAATTCAACCATAATAGGCACTAGATACATCAATGTAGATAGAAACACATCAATGCGACCTAACATAGGAATATCCACATCAGGCAATGTTAATAGAATGAATGATAATAGGAATATCCAAGGATAAGACTTAACTAATTTTTTAGTCATATCTGCTCGTAACTTTCCACTTACCAAAAATCTGCGTTGGTGTCCATTGACTTCAACACTCGCCCATCCTCGCCATATAATTGCAAGGAACATATTCTTAATGGTTAGTTCTCTATTGGTCGCTAAATTAAAATTGCGTGCCTCAACTAAGACACGCAAGAATGTATCAACAAATACCAATACAACACTCGTAAATATGGCTAGTGATATTCGCACCGCCTCTGCTACGTTAAACCCTTCTACCATGAAAGGCGATAATACAACTTCTATCATTCTTACTCCCCAATTCGTTCAATAGTTATAGTAAATTGATGCCGTGTTAAACTTACAGTATCTCTCCATCCATTTATATTGAAAACAGTATCTGTTAAATAATTATCTCTACCTGTTGTAGAAACATTAACCTCAATATCTTGCGATGCAGCTATAGTAAATTCATTAGTTTTGTCATACCCACCATGCACAGTCGCTCTATACTTTCCTTTTGGTAAGTACACAAACATTTTTTCTGTACCCCTAATGTCATAAGGTACCTTTCCCCATCGCCATGTATTAAACAATACAGGGTTAGTTTGACCATAACTCTTGCTACCATTCGATGTACGTTGCACAATAAGGGCGGTTTTATCACCGCCCAATCGTGCATAATATGTTTTACCATTAATAACTATTGGTAGTCGATTTTCGCCTACATCACGCAAGTTATCAGTCAGTCCAAATGTTAATGTATCGTTACCTTTTTTAATGTTTAAACTAGGCATTATTCAACATACACCTCGTTTCCACCATTAGCACTCCACAACTTCAATCGGCTATTTAATGATGTTTGTACTCTCCCCCAAGATTTCCATTTATCAGCCATAAACATTCGGTGGTACGTTTCACCATTGAACGCATGGAAAGTTTGGTCTATCATCTTACCTTTGCCAAAGTTCATTACAATTAACATACCTTGTTTATGCGAACGTGGTGGATTATTAGCACCACCATCAAAGTTGATTTCAATAGCACCTTGTTCTGTGAATGTGTTCCAGTCTTTCGCTGCATCAACTTTAGAGTACGGAAAACCTAATTGGTCTACTTCCGATTTCTTAACAAAGTTATCGTCTACATCCTTTTTCTTATAAATAGCCGTTCCGTAATGTTTGGTAGTAAGTACTGTGAAACTATCTGTACCATCATAGTGTTTAAATTCCTTGCCTTTAACAAACGTATTAACGGAGTTATCGCCAAGTTCTACGTTACCAGCAGTAGACACTTTAGCCATACCAACACCATGACCATCAGGTTTATAACCCTCAATCAAAATGTTATTAGCCATTTTAAGTGCGCCATTTAATGTACCGCCTGTTAGTTTCAAGTAATCAAGCGTTGCTAATCGTGCAGTATTGATTGAGTTTTCAAAGTCGTAATTTGGGTCACCTACATAAATATCTACTTGGTGACGTCTGTTTGGCTTTTGAGTTAGTACTGCAAAATAGAACTTGCCATTGTAGTAAGCGATGTCTTCGATTTCCGTTTCACGATTGATTTCAATGATCTGTTTAACTGTACCAAATGGTGTACACTCTACAAGACTTCCTAACGTTGCGGACATGATTGCGCCATTCAACATGAAAGCACCGTTATTGTTCATATCCGGATAGACATAATCGACTTGGTAAGTCTTGAGCTTTTTGAACTCATCATTGTACAGATTAATAGTTCGTACTCTTTGGTTACCTGCGATAGGTACAATGGATACATAAGTCCTTGTAATCGGATCATAGTCAATGTTGAATACCTTTTCTTGCAATGTAATAGTATTTTCGATTGCCATAGTGTCAGCATTGATAACCGTTAAATTATTGCCGTTTTTAAGCCCATTTGTAAGGTAAATCTTATTGGTATACCGATTGTACGTCATAGTATTACAATGCCCTAAACGTTCAGAATCCGTGAATTTATAGGTACCTACTTTTTCAAATGTATCTGGATTTAATTCATAAAGGATTTGATTAGTACCTTCACTATTAATACAGGCAAGTACAAATACATTCTTTTTAGAATTGTAAGTAAACCCTTGGCATTGATTTACTTCCGCATCATACGTAATGTTTTTCACAAAGGCTATGTTTGATGCCCCTTTTAGCATTGGCATTTCTGTTGGATAATACGGCTTGATATTGGTATATACACCCATATCCATTACTGACCCCACTGTATTAAAGGTTAAATGTTCAGTTAGTTTGTATTGACCATTTGGCACCAATAATATTTTGTTAGCAAGATTATCATTAGCACGTTTAAATGCAGCAGTATCATCGGTGACGCCATCGCCAACTGCTCCGAAGTCTTTAACTGACACAATACCATTTAGCGATTCTTTTCCAATGTATTTAGCATCAGCTTCAGATTTGGTTACAATTCCTCTGCCACCGGGTATTGATATTTCTTCAGCTTTAGCAGCTGCTACCTCTGCACGTTTGGCTGCATCTTCCGCTTTCTTGGCATTACCTACACTAGCTATTTGTTTATTATTAATATCACTCTTGATGGCATCAGCTTTTGTAACTAAATCATTGATATTTTTCTTATCGGTTTCTGTTTGTGCCGCATATGCCTTTGTGTTATCTGCTAATTTTTGTGTTTTCTCAAACGTATCAGCACTTTGTATAAGCGCTGTATTTGCAGTTGCTAATTTATCATCTACCGCTTGAGATAATGCATTAATATTGTCGTTAATGGCTGTTAGCTTTGTTGCATTGTCTTGCACTTCATTGGCTTTTTCCTCTGCCGTAGATGCAGCAGCAATTGCTTTTTTAGCAGCTTCAATGGAGTTATCTACAATATCACGTGTTACTTGATTTGGGTCTTCATCAGCGCCTACATTGATTTGTAATGTGCGATCCAATTGTTCTTTCATTTCCTGAAGAATTAGAATGACTTTATCACCCATACCTTCAATATGATTGTAGGGCCATTTATTGGCTAATTCTGTAGTTTGTGAAATTGGAGTTCGTCTGACTAAAACAACTTTATAAGTTGCCGGCAATGGTTCACCAATACTTGGATACGTTAAAGTTTTATTCTGTGCATCATATAAGATGTTCCCTGTTTGCTCCGTTTGTCGTCCATCTTCATCAACTAGAATAAGGTTAATGTCTTTAATATTATTAAAGTCATATGGCCAAATATAAGTCTTGTTAACCCCATCACATTGATATTGAACAACTGGATTGTTGACTTGTGGAATCACAATATCCCGCCTTTCTTTGCATATAAAGAGGACTACCTAAAACTAGGTAGTCCTTACTTTTATTTTTTCTTCTTCTTTTCTTTTTTAGTCTTTAAACGCTTGTCTAACAAAATTGACATGAATACATCTTCAATCTTGGCATCCGTATCAGTTAGCCCTACACGCAACAACGTCCAGAAAGCATCGGTTACGGTATCACTAAAACCAGTTACACGGTTAGAAACCTGACTGAGCGAACGGCCTACATCAACGATATCTTTATTGTCACTTGAGATAGCTTGACCGGTATCCCATAATTTCTCAAAGATACTTAATCCCATTACTGTATTACCTTTATTGTATGGACGTTCTCCTAAAATAAATTTCATACCCATAGTGGCTATATCTCTCACTAACGGAATACCCATGGTTCCTTGTTGTACAAATTCCTCTGCAAAAGACTTAGCGATAGATTCTGGATCATCATCATCACCATTTGTCATGGATTTATAAATCACCATACCAATTGCTTGTGATACAACTGTCCACCATAGCATTCGTGCAAATTGATTCCAGTCACCCCTATCTTTGCCTGCATACCAACCTTCAGCAATGATGTTGTATAGAGTGTTGGCGTATGAGTAGAAAGGAACGAATAACTGCGTTAATGGATTCCTTGCTCGTTGAATAGCTGCAGCGTCTTTAGTATCGCCACTTCCGAAAATATCTCGTATTGCTCGGTCACCTGCTTCAATTGCTTGTTGATTAATCCACTCAGTACTTAACCCTTCCTTGGATTGGAGTTCAGCAATCTTTTGATCATAAGCGAATTTCCATACCGGGATAGATAAGGCGAAGTCTGTTTCTGTGAGCAACCGGAATCCCATATTATTAATTTCATCACGGATTTCAGCGCCTTTTTCAAATTTATACCCGCCAAGATTTTTGTTATTAATACGGAGCCCCTTTCCTTGGATGCTTAATCCTTTTTTGAGGTCTTTATCCAAAGTTTGAATACGTTCTCTCATAAATATGGATTTCTCCATAACAAAATCACGGGTATTGTTATAAAGCTCTGTACCATGGCCATAGAACCCTACACCTGCATGATTAACGGCTCGAAGTACATTACCGGCACCAATACGATAAGCAGCAACAGGAATATTCAAGGTATTCTGAATGGCAACTGATACACGACCAGCCATAATGGCCATTGATGTATTCCGTTTTAATGTTGTTACAATCTTACCAAATGCATCAAGCTTAGCCGCCTCATCTTTCCAATTATCACGAACCCAAGTTCGCAAGAATTGATAGGAATTCATTCCGAATTTTTCAACAATATAGTTTTGGAACTCTCTATTGGCTACTAACCGATTTACATCCGTCACAGCTTTTCGCATAGTTATGTGATTGATTGACTCAGTAATCGCATTAGGAATAACGTCAAAGTCTAACAACAATGATTTATCCTTAACTACATCTAACCGTGATTTAGTAGCACTCATACCAGTTCCTAATATCGCATTACTGCTAACCATAGTTTTTGCAATATCTTCGACTTCCTTATCAGATATACTTGCATTAACTTCCGGATTATACACAATTGGGTAATACTGACCGTTGATAGTTCTACCACCAATAGTGAATATGATGCCTTCTTCCTTTTTCAATGGGTTCCCATAAAGTTCCTCTTGGACCTTGCTGCGTTCTTCATAGAATGAATTGATATGATCCCATGTCCGAATAATGAATTCCCAATCTTTATTGGTGAGGATTTCTTGAAAGGCTTTTTCCATTTCAACTTCAGTTACCTTGGCCGTTTCCATTGCCCGTTGTCTGTTACGTTCTGCACGCTTACCATACACAGAGGATACATCTTTTGCCAATCTACGCATGGACACTTCCTTGCGTTCATTAAAGGCTTGTGTTGCACGGCTAATCGGATCATAGATATATTTCACAGCATCTGGTCCTAATCGGCGTAAGAATGTTTCAACCTTGAGCAATGATAAATTGCCTTTATTAATAAGTCCTGCAACGGCTTCCAAACCAGTTTGATTGTTTTGTGCGTTAAATACATTTCCATTAACCTTGCCAAAAGTATCGATTGCTTCCGTTAATATGCCATCTACTGCCTCGTCAAATGTAATAGGTTCGCCTTTATCATTAAGGATAGTCGAGCCTTCATAAGCATTACGGCCATTCTTATACATACCTGTCATTAATTCTTCCAGTGTGTTCAACTGACTCACTGTTAGATTTTTAAATGACATAGGTGTTTTACCGTAGAATAGCTGCACAATCCATGGGTCAAGAAATGTAATACTTTGGTCACCTAGAATATCCGCATCAGGATCCAATGCATTAATAACGGCATTCATATTAAAGCCATCTACTGGCTCAAGCCCATCATATTTAGTCAACCCCATTTGATATGCCATATGTGCGTAGAAGTAACGCATGTTAGGCTCAATAGTAATAGGATTCTTAGGTCGTGTCATCCTATTTAGATTATCAAGTAACTTAGTTCTTAACTTTTTAATACGGAGTGCATTGTCAAACGCAACACGGGCCCTCGCTTGATTCAAAAGTTGTAACTGTTTAGCTTGTAAAGCCTCTTCCAGCTTATTAACGGCCAATGCTCTATCGGCACGCTTACCTTCACGAATAGCTTGGTTTTGATATTTCTTATATTGACTAGCTTGGGATAAGGTCAAATCG